ACTTTGGTTGGCTAAACACAGAAAAAGTGAGAAAAAACTGTCAACTGCCCTAAGACAGCGCCAAAAATTTGGAAAAATAACTCGATAGAGTTAAGGCTGTCTGAAAGACAAAAAGTTATCGGAAAACACCCGTTGGGATGGGGAAATGGTAGCCGAGACGAACTAAGAGAAATATATATGTATCCATACCATTCAATTTGGTATATACTTCAAAAACAAAATTTTAAAAGGAAAATTATTTTTAAGAACGATTTAGTGCCACAAGAGGTGGGACACCGAGAATGTAGAAAAAGGAAAAGTCATCACCTGCTGCTACATAGTGGGTGACAGAAAGAGCATTTCCTTCAGCATTTGTAGAAGGAGCTTGAGAAGCCGAAATGACTACAGCTTGAGGGGGTACTAAACCTTTAAACATTTTGGGAAATGTCACACCGGGTTCTACAAGGGGACCAGTGTTGACAGGGGTATAGTAAGTGGGGGTAATGTGGGACGAATTATAATAAGGTACTTCAATTTCAATCATACCTTCCAAATTGGGATAAATCTCCGTTGTTGAACTTTGAGCTATAGAAAGAGAAATTGGACTTTGTAAAGCCACTACATTATTTGCACGAGTTGCGAAAGGTACAGAATTCCACGACGATAAAATGGCGTTCATGGAATCTTGTAAGGAACAAAATTGTTTAACTACAAAGGAGTAAGGAGGAACGGAACGTTGTACAAGAGTACCAACCTTAGATTCTCGCATAGGACGAAACTTCCATCTTATTGACCCACGATAGAAAGCAAAGAGTGGATACCAGTACTCTATTGGAGTAAATCTACGAGTAGAGGTTGTTGTGGTTGGTGGGACCACCATGGAAAAAGGAGAGAGTCCTAAGCTATCATTTGCGGAACTAAGGTTAACGCTAACTGAGTTGGAACCAAATCTCTTGATTAGTTGGCGAACAGACGTAATTTTTTCACCAACACACAATGCTTCTGGAGACCAGTTCGAATCAATACTTTGCATGTCGATAGAATCAGGAGATTGTCCTTTTTGTGCTTCATTACGAGGAATAGACACGTTAGTTCCCGAAAACATTTGCACATCAGCAACTTCAACCATTTCAAAACCTTTAGCTGCGGCAGCAAGAGAACCAGAATAAGGCACATAAGAAGGGTCAGCAGGATTAGCAAATTTCATATCAGAACCAGCAGCAACTTCAACAATAACATTAATATCACCCACAACTGTACTAGTAGCTTTAAGTTGATTAAGTACTTCTACTTGAACAACACCAGTAACACAATTATAAATAAGATTATCATCACCATCAGCAAGCCACGATGATTCAGGACGAGTGCAATACATCCAAGGTCTAGAAGAAACGTATGGAACAGCAAAAGTGACTTCAGTCGAGTCACGTAAATCAACAATTGTTCGATAACATTTGTTAGTATCTCCATTTGATGTTGTTGTATCCACATTAAAGGAATATGGAATAAAGGAAATCATTAGTCTCCCAGAGTGAAATTGAGTTTTAACAAATTTGAAAGTGTAATTTATTGAACCACGCCACATACCAAATGTATTGGCGACATAACCCATGTGCGTACACACAAAGCGATTTGTGACTGCATCAGAAAGAGGTTTAATTTTCATTGGAGTGACATAATTTTGCCATATTACACCATTAGTCTGATTAGTTTTCCATGCAAAATTATCCCAAAAATTTGGAATTGAAATGATTCGAGAGAGAGCCATCTCATCACAAGAAGTTCCAGCAAGACCAGATTGAGTTTCTATTTCATTGTCTGAAGAAAGTGCAATTTTGTGTGACATATCTAAACCATTATAATTAGCCATACGGGCAACACCACGAAGTTTGAATTCTTGAACATCACCTTTTGATGTTGGTTTTGAATATCCAAGAAGTTTAAGTATATTCGACATTTGTGATGAAATCCAAGCGGGTTTTGTGAAAATATTCCCGACAATAGGAATTCGCGAAAGGTCAGAAAGACCAGATGAAATTCGACCTACACCAGCTGAAGGCGAGTGATTATCTGCAAGTTGCTTATCTTCCAGAGCCATTTGAAAAGTAGGACCAAAATCAGCTACTTTCATAGGAGCTCCAGTAGGGTATTCAACTTGAACATTTGTCATCCAAGCCCAAACAGTATATTCAACGGACGCTGAATCGGATGAAGCATCAGCTAATGGAGAATAAACTACTACAGAAACACGCCCAAATGTTCCTTGTCCTGTAATTAAATTGTAAAAAAGATGAGGAGAAACGTACGGGATTTCCATTGTTATCTCAGTTCCAACACTCAAATCGAGATCTGTTCGGGGACACCCAGATCTTCCTTGAAGCGTGGAATTGATCATATCAACATGGGATTTCATATATTGAGCATAAGGAATATATTGCATCATAAGACGTCCAGCTTGAAAAGGTTGGGAATTAACTTGAAGTTTAATATTAAGTGTTGCACGAAGGCCAGTAAAACCTTTCAATTTTTCTTGATACATCGTATTAGTTAAAAGAGCATCAGGAAAGTCGTATGAAGTTAAAACTTCCCCTTGACCAACATTAGATGACCAACTAGTTGAAGGAGCAGAAACAATTATAGGTCTTTCAAGAAAATCACGAACAGTATGTTCACGAAATTCCTTAGCAGTCATTTGTAAAAAGCGAGTGTCAATATCAACCATATCAGGCAAAGCTGACATAGATGGGTCTACTCCTTGAGAAGTCATAGACACGATTTGTTGTTGGATAGTATTTATTTCTCGGTCACCAACTTCGAGATTTGAGTTTGAATTTGAAGCAAGTTTGTTTACTTAAACGAGGAGACAACTTAATCTTCCAAGTCGCAATGAGTTTTGCCTAGATAATGAGGGGCTGCCTCTGGACATCTTGGCAAGTAAGGTTAAAAAACCAGTCCACAACTTTCAACAGCAGTACTTTCTTTTTAGTTAGACTCATAAATTTGTATAAGAAAGTAAGATCACGCTAAAAGGATTAAAAGAAAGACATTTCTTCAATGTCAAAACCTAAACTTACATCCAATAAAAGATTGAAGTAAGGACGAACCACAGGGAGGCGGTTCTTTGGGAAAAGGTGCAGATTTTTTGTTATTGCAGTTTTCAATTCATCATAAGCTGCTTCTCCGTGATACACAATTTCACGAAAAGCAACAGCAACATTTGTCAAAAGGACATCATCTACATTCAGCGTGGATTTAGAAAGTCGAACCCAATTTAGCATTTCATATATTACAGCTTTATCGAGAGGAGCAACATATCTTTTCAATTCGGTATTAAATTTAAAACTACGTTTTAAGAATTGAACGTCATTCAAAGTACGATATTTTACAAGTTCACCAGTTTTAGCTTCATCAGTATAAATATGTCCTATCTTTGCAAGAGCATCCGTTATTGTTTGCTGATTAAAAAGCTCAGCAATTTCATCAGAAATATTCAACACATTGTCATCACCATAAGCTACCATGTAAACATGTTCAGAAAAGTGGTGTTGACCAATATACCGAGTACTTCCCATAATTATTTGCCAAGCGTACCGCAAAACTACGAGATTATACAAAGAATTCAAAATTGCAGTCATTGGGTTACCTGATGGCTGAGAATGAGTCCACATATAAACGTTAGATTCAAAAATATGCACAGAATGCGCAACGTGAGACCAGAGACCAAAACAAATATTATAATCGTCATCAGAAAGTGTGCCATGCATGAATTTAATCCAAGGAATAAAAATATCATGGAAAATAGACCACAAAATTTGAGAGTTAAGAGAACCATCAAAGTTAGAAAAATCACCAGCAATTACTTTCGGACCTTTAGTTTTAAGGAATGTAGCAAGAGTGTGCCATTCTTGATCAAAAGGATTAACACCCACAGCCACTCCGTTAAAGTGTCTATTGTGCATTATCCATGAACAAAAGGGCAAGTAATACATTCGGAAAGCTATCACAAAGTGTTGAGAACAAGCGGAGAAAATGCGAGTTGAAATTTTATTCAGGGGTCTCAATTCATCTTTCTTTGTATCAATGCACACAACATCTTTCAAAATTTTGTTACGACAATCATCCAAAAGTTGGAAAACTGCAAGATTCAATTGTTTACCTTGTTCGGAAAGAAAAGGTTCTTCCACGTCATATGTCTCGTCTTTTCCAAGATAAGATTGTTTACCAGGGAGTTTATTTGGAAAAGTACACCATGGGAAACCAGCAGAAGTTGTACGGTTGATTGGACGCATGAAATCATCTTCCGCACCACACACAGCTTCTTTATAAGAAAGAAACCGTTCGTACTTGTGACGTTCTTCAAATTCCACAAATTCGCTATTCATATTCGCACTTAATACTGAAGTTATTTCTTTCAAAACTTTATTGTCTAACACAGGACAAGTTCCACCACATTTTTTCAAACCTTCCATAAGAGGATCATAAATTTCACCTTCATGAAGAAATGGAGAAAGTGCAGCAGGACGTTTAATTGGCTCTAAGAGAGAACCGTGTAAGCGAGATTTCCTCAAAACTGATTTTGTTGCTTGACCAACTCTTATCGAACTTTTCCCAACTGCAATGAAATTACCAGGTGGTAAAATCACATCAGCAGCAATATCAACACATGATGGTTCAACAAAAGCAAATTGAGCTTCAACAGAAAACTTAGAAATATGTTCTTCAATCAATTCGTAATTTAAAGGAACTGAATAACCAACACCAGACATACCGGCATGATGCATACCAATTAATTTGCGATCTAAACGATTATTATAAACAGCTAAAATAGTTCCACAATCACCAATCACACTCATTCCTTCATAACGATAAAAACCTCGAATTCTCTTCTTCGGTAAATTCAAACTGTCAGGATACTTCATATCCAAAGATTCATCAACACACACAATATTTGAAAACCATTTAAAGGATCTCCAAAATCTTTCCTTATCAGATGCATAAGTCAAGATAGCTCCAGAAAAAGAACCAGAAGAAAGTAGATTTTGTTGCGCTCGAGTTATGAACAAATTAGAAATATCACTCATCGGATAACTTTGCAAGTGATGCAAATTCACAAAAACAGCGTCACATTCATCACCATTTGGTTTCACACATTGAATCACATTTTCAGTTAATGAAAAATTCTTTCCCTCAACTTTAACTAAGTGGGAAAAAGGAAAAGACATCATTTTCTCATTCTCATCTTGATGCAAGTATATGATTGTTTCAGGTTTAATACCAGCAGCCACCATCATAACTAAATAATGGTAAGGCATAATAAAGATCTTACCTTTAATAAATGTGACGTTTCCATACATTCCTTCACAGACTTCCATTCTAAAACAATTTTTTCTCACTTTACCTGAAATGATATCATGAGCATTGGGATCTGAACAACCTTGAATATTAGCTTGATATACGACTTCCATATGACTTTCTTGTAATTTTCTTTGACAAAATTGGACATCAGCGTGTTTTACTTTAGCAATTGGTTTAGAACCAGAATGCGACAACTCCACTTTACTCTGAGAATTTTTAACCACGGGTCGCGAACCTGAATGAGCGAGTTCAATATCAGCATCTTCACCACCACTTTTCCATAAGGAATAAGCTATAGCTCCAACAGTGATTGCAGACCCAAAGAGAGTAAGTAAACTCAAAATGGGATTTTCTGAGACCAATTGTTTTAACTTATCACTCAAATCGTTCATATATTGCTTGCAAGTTTCTAGCGATTCCTTCATAAGCACAGTAAATTTGTTTGACGCATTCAAATTAGAATTTTGATAACTTTTATACTTATCCCATAATTCATCAGAAGTAGCAAAGTAACCAGCAATATCCATTCCATTCGTTCCTTGACTACGCAATTCTTCAATCTTTGATTTAACAAAATCGTGCGAATCAATAACTTCTTCGAGAACTTCTCCAACGTCTTCTATACTTTCCTCTTCTTCTTTTAGTAAGTTAGAAAACCACATTTGAAAAGTTGGTATAGCTACTGGTTCCCACGTTTGGGTCATTCGATGCCTAATCCAAATCATCATATCCCTGAAAATATCTTTCTTATTCAACCAATCATTCAGAACAACACTACGCAAAACTTCGTATTCAATTGGTTCTCCCATGTCAATCCACTTATTGTTCACAAACTTGCGTCGTTGAAATAAGTAAATATCTGTGGAAATACCTTTTTCTCCTAAACTTGCCAAATTAAGCTGTTGAACTTCTGGAGTTCCATTACCGCCAGTAACAGTAGCATATTGAGGTTTTAGAATTACTTTAAAAGGGTTATCATTCATTCGATTATAAAAAGCTTCAGGATTGGTGATAGAAGCTAATTCTACATTTGCTTGATTTGAAGTGTAAACCATCAATTCAGCCTTCAAATATGTGTTTTTGTCAGATAAAGCAGCCATGTGTACGTGTTGAGGAAAATTATTTTGAGCACGCAAGACTTCATGCACTTCAGGATTAGGTTTAGATTTATCATCTTTAAGCGTAAAAGCGTCATCATAAATAACTATAGGTTGACCAAAATAACCATCCCAGAATTCAGTTTCAGCTTGACGCGCATAAAGTAGATGATCTAGATTCTTATAACCCATTTTATGAAGCATATCAGCACACAATGCCCAAATGACAGTTGATTTCCCAATCTGTGAATCTCCAATCAACCACACACATGCAGGTCGCATCTTAGGACCAGCACCAGCAGTTGGTGCAACTTCACAAAATTTGTATAAATTGAAAGCAGGAAACATCATGTTTTGAATAGCACGCGAGAGTTTATTTGGTATCGTTGTATCTTTCAAATAGATTTGACCACGCGGCCACAACCTACTAACCCGCAAAGCGAATTCCGAATCTTGAACAACACGTTTTCTTTCAACTAAGTCTGAGCATACTTGGACTTCTGACATCCATTCATGAATTTCTTGAACATATGCTGAAGTTACAGAAAAATTTGAAGCATCTTTTCCAAGCACCATCATTTTCACGTTATCTAATGCCAACTGAAAGTATTCAGAACACATAGTCCAAATTTTTGAACTACCTTCAATTGCTTGAGGTACTTTAGCCAAACGTACTATGTAAGAATCCCAATCTTGTTTACCAGGAATTTTTTTTATACACAAAAATGCCATTGCTCCAAAAATAATTTTACCAATAGTACTAAAATTTTCAGAGTATAAAATCTCTTCAGAGTCAAAATTCATTTGGAAAACAGGCGTTTCTACTTTTTTCGTAAGTTCTTCAATATATCCCATCAAAACAACATCAAATTTCAAAACAAAACCAAGAGCTAATAAGCTTGCACAAATTGCCGTTTTTCTTGCGCCAACAAGAAACAAACCTTGAATTAATACAAAAATTAGACCAAACTTTATTAGATCATCTTTAATTTGGACAAGAGCATCAGTGGTATTCTGTGCCGTACAAGTAAAGTTCGTAGTCATCATGGGCAGCAAAGTATCTACAGTTTGAGCTAACTGAGCAAAAGTTTGACTCAAATTTTTAAATTCGCCTGCACTCGTTGCCACACTAGAGATATTGTCAAGGAATTTCATCTGGAACATTGGACTATCCAAACACCGCAAACTAGGGTCGTTATAACGTTTACGGAGAGTGGACAAAAGTGGTCCAGGATTAGATTCAACATTTTCTCGTAATAGATCACGAATCCAATGAGAACAGGAAAAAACAGATAGATAGTCTTCTTCATCAGCAACAATAAATTCCAAGCATCTTTGAGCAGCTGTTTCACGAGCAAAAGTTTTTGTAGATTCACGAGCATTTGCAGCATAAGATGTGGTACAACCAGCTCGAAGAAAAGAGCAAGTAATAGCACAATTAAATTTGGGTAGATGATCTGGTGTTGTAATGTCACGAGTAAGAGCAATTTTAAGATTAGCATGATGTTTAAGGGAAAGTTCATTCAGAGCGCACATGTAAGTTTGTTGCAAAAATAAGCCATTCATTTTGGCCATAAGAACTTCAGTTTCACGATCTGGACCAGGATTTGCTTCAATACCTTGACGTAAAAGTTCCAATTGAACATCATGGGCACATTCACAAATTTGACGATAAATCCAATTTCCAATACTTCTTCCAATGAAGAAAGCAACAATAGCGGCAGGAATCTGAATATAAATGGAAGGTCCGGGATTGGGTTCAATACCTTCACGTAAAAGATTTGAGAACCGCAAGTCGACTTCATACTCACCATTGCAAAAGTTGGGTCTTCCAGCGAGGAGAGCATCAATAGCACCGTATGATATAGATTGATGCGCTTTTTCCAGATGTAAATGTTCACCGTCCCTATGTAGAGAAAAGATTTCGTAAATGCGGTCACGCAATTTACGACGATTAGCATTAGTCATAGTTGTTGCAATTATATCACAAACAACTCGACGTTCGTAAGGACCAAAAAATTCAAGTTCAGTCCAATCACCTTCTTCAAGAATAGGCAGAAAAATTTTCGTCTTCTTTGTCTTCTTGGGGCGAGGGCGAGATGCGCGAACAACATGTTCACGAGTAAAAGGGAAGTAACCATGCATAAAATAATGCGTGGCGTGTCCTACAACTTCCTGGTGACCAAGAGAGAGAGCCGTGAGAATAGCGGGTGTACATTGTACTTTCATCGTTGAGTAAGCGGGTTGATATTTTTTTTCATCATTAAAAGAGGCCATAATATCCGGGGTGTTGGTTTGAGTTAACCTGCAAGGGCACTGCCGTGTTCTTTCTACACGCGACTGTAGAACGAAAACGCCTTAACTAGGAGATAAAGAATCCGTATAGATCATAGATTCAACACTTCCAGCGCACCTTGTACCAACAAAACACACAGGCCAATGACCTTTAAAAAAGTATTGCGTTATATCATTATGCACATATCAGTCAAGATCAGCATTCAATAAGATACCCAATAAAGAGCCATTGTGTCAGCAAAAGTCGTATAATAAAATAAAAACTCAAAACAAATAACATTTGTCTTAAATAATTAAGTGTACCGGGGGTTAGTAAAGATTAGTAGGAAAAGATTTTAAGCATCACCGTCGCATCTAAACATGGCTTTATCATAGATGTATGCCATATGAAGTAGACAAGATTATTTGCACTTCGTTATATCTTTTGTTTAAAATTATAAGATTTCTGTTAAGAAAAATACATTTATAAATAATTAAAATCCAACGTGAAGAATATGGAATCTCAAGTTGCTTGGGAAGAATGTACATGAAAATGTACACCCCTGAACCAGGGCATGAAATCACTCCACAAATCCAAATATGAATCAATTATGAGTTTATGATTTAAAACTCTATTCCGCGTTTTAAT